GAAGTTTGAAAGAGACTCTCAACTTTCTCAAGAGGGAAGGAATGTTCGTGTAGATACAAAACTGTATCATCAAATACACTTGACCCATATATAGTAATAGGTTATAATTTACCTGTCGTTCATCTCAAAAAGAGACGCAAGTAAGTCGCGGAACGGAGCGTTCATCCCATGGTAGAGTTCTTTCTGTATTCTAATCTGCTATGTGAAGATGCTGATGCTATCATGCTCAGGATCGAGAAGCATGAGGATATGAGTAAAATTGTAAAGTTAGAACTTATTGAAGTAATGAAGGAGGCAACTCCCCATTGCCCATGGGACGCAAACGACTAAAGGAACGGGCCTTAAAATCCAACTACTTTAGGAGTACAATCATGAACACACTTAATCTCATTCGCAAGCAGATCAATAAGGCTGCTGCTCTGCATGATGCTCAAATTGCTCACACTTCATATCGTGGTGTTGAGTATGATACACGTTGTGTAGAGTCCAAAGAGACCCATGGTACATTCTGCTATCGTGGGAAAACCTACGTCAAGTGATTGACTTACACACATATAATTGCTACAATGGGAGGGTGACCTCCCATTTTTTTATGGAAAAGGATAAACTTAAAAAAATTATATCTAAGTTGAAACTTATTGTTGATGAGTTGGAGTCAGAAGTTTACTCTGATCCACAGGCATATAAGTATGAAACTAAATATGATATCCCAATATCAGACTATGATGAGGTATTCAATGATGACGATGGTTATCCAGACTAATGTATGAAGAACTAGACACCTTTGAAAGAGCACTACAACACTTTGGTACAAGGGTTGAATGCTTTGCTGCCATGGAAATGGGTGGTAAGATAAGTGCAGAAGATGCTTATCAAGCCATCAAAGCAGAACTCAAAGAACTAAAAAAAGTTAGAAAAGCAGAAAAGAAATGACAGCAACACTTATTTCAGTTACCCCTGATGCAGAGAAGCATATTGCTTACTGTGCTAGGGTAAGCAACCCTTCTAATCAGGGGAATGACTCCTTTGAAGGTCTAATCAAGTATTGCATCAAGCACAAGCATTGGAGCATTTTTGAGCAGGCATTCTTGACAGTTGAATTATCAACCACCAGGGCAATTGCAGCTCAAGTGCTTCGTCATAGGAGTTTCACATTTCAAGAGTTCTCACAAAGGTATGCTGACTCTACAGTTTTAGGAAGAATTCCTTTGCCTGAACTGCGTAGACAGGACACTAAGAATCGTCAGAATAGTACAGATGATTTGGATCCTTTTGAAAATCAGAAGATGCAGATTCAAATGCAAACTCTTTTTGATTCAGCAACAGCACTTTATCAACAGATGCTTGATAGGGGCGTGGCAAAGGAATGTGCTCGTAATGTGCTTCCTATGTGTGTGCCAACAAAAATGTACATGAGTGGCTCAGTTCGTTCATGGATTCATTATATTGATCTGAGGTCTGCTAATGGCACACAGAAAGAGCATATGGATCTTGCTAATGATTGTAAGGCAATCTTTGTAGAGCAGTTCCCTATTATTGCACAGGCTCTTGACTGGTCTTAATAAATAAACACACACTGAGGTAACTTTATGCCAACATATCCTGTAATTAATAAGGTGACGAAAGAAACTCAAACATTGTCCATGACAATGACAGAATACGATCAATGGAGAAAGGACAATCCTGACTGGGATAAGGATTGGAGTCAAGGATGTGCTGGTGTGGGTGAGGTTGGTGACTGGCAGCAAAAGTTGGTCAACAAAAACCCTGGTTGGAATGATGTCCTCAGGAAAGCATCAAAAGCCCCTGGCTCCAAAGTAAAACCCTTCTAGTATGCCAAGAAAAAGTAAAACAGGAATTGGAAGCACTGGTAATCCAGTGCCATTTGGAATGAGTAATAGAGTGATGAAAAGGAAGAAACCAATCAATCTTGATTATATTAAAAAGATTGAACCACTTACTGACAATCAACAACTGTACTTTGATGAGTATGCAAAGGATCAACATACTGTCGCATATGGTGTAGCAGGCACAGGTAAGACCTTTATTACCCTCTATAATGCCCTTCTAGATGTCCTAGACCAGAAGACACCCTATGAGAAGATCTACATTGTGAGATCCCTTGTGCCAACCAGAGAGATTGGTTTCCTTCCTGGTGATCATGAGGATAAGTCAGACATCTACCAAATTCCTTATAAGAATATGGTAAAGTATATGTTTGAGATGCCTGATGATAATGCATTTGAAATGCTCTATGCAAATCTTAAGGCACAGGGTACAATAAGTTTCTGGAGTACCTCATTTATTAGAGGTACAACTTTTGATAATGCTATTCTATTGATTGATGAATTTCAGAATCTAAACTTTCATGAACTTGATTCAATCATCACAAGGGTTGGTGAAAACTCTAAGATTCATTTCTGTGGTGATGCTACTCAATCTGACTTAGTTAAGAACCATGAAAGAAATGGAATTATAGATTTCATACGCATCCTAAAGAACATGCCTTCATTCAGTATGGTAGAGTTTGGGCCAGAAGACATTTGTAGGAGTGGTCTGGTCAAGGAATACATTGTAGCAAAACATGAATTAGGTATGTAATGTTCACACACATTGAAGTTGATTATCCAACCCTATCAAGACAAACTATTGATGGGGTTAGATATTATGATACACCAAATGGTAAGAAGTTAGTTTCTATTACTTCTATTATTAGTCATTACCAACGAGAGATCTTCAGAGAATGGAGAGCAAAGGTTGGTAATGATGAAGCAAATAAGATTACTAAACAAGCAACTAGCAGGGGCACAGACATGCATACCTGCTCTGAATTCTATTTGAAGAACCTTGATATCCCAAAGGTTCAACCTCTATCAGAAATGTTATTCAAGCAGGCAAAACCTACCTTGAATAAGATTGATAATATTCATGCACAAGAGCAAGCATTGTTCAGTTATGAATTAGGTGTTGCTGGTAGTGTGGATTGTATTGCTGAATATGAAGGAGAACTTGCTGTAATTGATTTCAAGACAGCAAAGAAACCTAAACCAAGAGAATGGATTGATAGTCACTTTGTACAATGTGCAGCTTATGCTTGCATGTTATATGAGATGACTGGTATAATGGTGAAGAAGTTTGTTATTATTATGTCATGCGAGGATGGAGAGGTAAAAGTTTATGAGGAGTATGATAAGCGCAAGTACATCAACTTACTCTCCAAATATATTAGAGAGTTTGTTGAATATAAACTATCAGATTATGCCACAGTCAACTGAAGACAGCATCAATAAACTTATTGAGAATAAGTTTTACTCTTCAAAGAAATTTGCTGAAGAGATAGAGAAGATTGCGCATGATAATAAAGACATGTCTTATATTGATGCAATTGTTTTCTTCTGTGAGAAAAATAGTGTGGACATTGAGTCAATTCCTAAGTTGAT